CTCGACGTCCAGTTCGGCGCCCAGGGCCGAGAGGTTCGCGCGGTGATAGCGCTTGAAGCCGGCCAGAGCCGAACCGCGAAGAACACTGCCCTTCCGCACCAGGTCTTGACCGCCGATCCCATCGAGGACGGCAGACGCGGCAATCATGCCCGCCCGCTGCGCGAGCGGCAGGTATTCCTTCGCCAACTTCTTGACGATCGCCAGACGAAGCTGCTCGCTCCTGGCGTCGGGCGACAGGTACAGGCTGCGCGTGGCGTACTGCTGGACCAGCGCCGTCAGGGCATCCTGCTGGCCTACGCCCTCGATCACCTCGCGCTGCGCGCGGACGGCTGCGATGATCTGCGTGGCCATTATTCACCCGGCCCTGTCATCGTGTCCGATCCGCCCGTGTCCGCGCCGCCCTGATCGGTCTGTCCACCGGATGCACCGGCCTGCGGCAGCACGGTCCCGAACGTGGCGGCGGCGATCTCGGACGTGGCAGCCTCGTAATCCGGGTCGCCCGTGCGCCCCAGGGCATCGTTGATCTTTCGGAGCAACTGCCGCATGATCCCCTGGACCTCATCGGCGACGTCCACCTTGGCGAAGTTCTGGGCTTGGAGGATCAGCTCGTTCGCCGTGTTCAGCACGTACTTGCGGTTGTACTGGACGGTGTAGCCGAGTTGATCGAGGGGAATCAGCCCGCCGCCTTGCGGCGGGTTCATCCGGCTCATCGCAAGCTGGATGATCTTCTGCTCTGCCTGCTCGAGCTGCGTCGCCGTGGCAGACATCTCGCTGTCGAGGTCGCCCCGCTCGATGGCCACCTGGACGCCGCTGGACGCCCGGCCGCGTAGGTCAGCGGTGATCCCCGTGAGCTTGCCAATCCGCAGCATGGCCTGCACGGCAAGGCCCAACCACTCGCGCTTCTCCACCACGTGATCGACGCCGGCGATGATCTGCTGAATCTTGACGTTGGGATCCGCGAAGGCCCACGTGTAGGACGGGCCCATCTCCGTGGGGATCTCTTCGGCCTTGATGCCGCAGACCGCCAGGAAACCTACGGTCAAGTGCAGATCTAACTGTCCGGCGCTCACCAGGTTGAGCATGAACTGCGCGATGGGCGCCAGCCGGCCCATGAGCGAGAGGGGGATCGCGTCGTAAGCCGGGTTGCCGCTGCGGCGCTGGTAGAGTTGCACCACGGGGCATACGCCCAGGCCGTAGGTGCCTTCCTCGACGGTCGGAGGATGGTCCTGTCCGTCATCGACCGTCGTATAGAGCTTCCAGCCGTCTCGGTTGAACGTCAGATAGCGATGCTGGAGGGAAGGGAACTGCTCCTCGCGATCCCTGGGCACCTGCCCCAGATCGTAGCGGACGAACTGATAGGCCCCGCCGTGGTCGCAAGACCAGTCCATGCGCTCCAGAGGCCCGAAGAGGTGCAGGAAGGGCCGCAGGTTCGCCTCGTCGGCCCTGGTGACCGGATCGACGCCGTTGCGTTCCTTGTCGACCGCGACGTCCACGCCGTTGACGTAGTACTGCCGCAGTGCCTCCTGCATGAAGGCGTCCATCGAGGTGCCCGCGCCATCCACGTCGGCCAGGAAAGCCTCGATCTGCTTGGACATCGGCGACTTGTCGAAGGACCGCGTCGGAGCGGTTCGGAAGATGTTCCCGATCCGCAGGTCAATCAGGTCTTCGCACAGGTCGATGGCGAACGATACATCCTTCCGGAACTTGTACTGGCTCTCGACCTCCTGGCTCTTGCCGCCCTTGCCGAACTGGCGCAGGTACGTCCCGTCGCGCAGGACGTGCTCGTGCAACTCGGAGAAGTCCCGGCTCGCCCGCCAGCCCGGGGCGAAGCGCGACCAGATGTCTCGGGTGAGTGCGGGGTAAAAGGCCATGTTGGGCTAGCGCGCTCCCAGACGGCCCTGGAAGACGGAGGGGCCGGCCATGCGGTTGACGAAGAAATACCTCTTCGCGTCCATCGTGTGATCAGCTTCCTGGGGCTTTACCGGCTCGTCGATGTACACGCCGTTCACCTTGCGGTTGATGTACGAGTGGAGATCGTTTACGAAGGCCTGGTTCGCGGCGCTCCGCACCACGTGGAACCTCACCTGGCCGCTGGCCGACTTGATGTACTGACGTACAAGGCGGATTCCGTTCGCTACCTCGCGCCACTCGGGAATCAGCGTGTACGTGCAGGCGATGCCGTAGCGCCGGAACTCATCCACGTCGCTGCGCCCCGTCTGATCGTTCTTGTTTCGGCCGGCGGGGTCGCAGAAGGTCGAGGCGACGTTCTGAAGGTGATGGCCGGTCAGCGCCGCCGCGTGCTGCGCCAGCGTCCCGCTCTCGGCCTTGTACGTGTCGAGCAACCACACGTCGCCGGCATGATCGACGCCCAGCCAGAGGCAGACGAAGACGCCGTAGCCCCAGTCGATCGAGCGGTAGACCTGGAGGTCGGCGGGCGCCGAATCCACCACGTGCACCGGCTCATCGAAGTCGGGATAGACCAGGCCGGCGGCGCTGGGCCGCTTGCACAAGTACTCCGCGTCCCACGTCATCTGCGAGGCGTTCGTGAACGCCTTGATCGCGTCGGGCACGGCGTACAGACCATTGACCGCCTCGGCAGCCACGCCCAGGACAGCGCCGGGCCCGTGCAGCTCTTTGGCCTTCGTCAGACACGCGGGGGCCAGTTTGCAGTCTCGGCAGCCGCGTCCCTGCTGGTGCCGATCGTCGGGGCACCTGGCAATCGACTCCCAGATGTTCCAACGGTGGAGGCGCACCCCGTTGCCGGGGATCTTCGCCACGAGCTTGCCCATGAGGCCCTGCGTCCGATGCCACGTCGAGGCGTAGACCGTGCGCCCGGGCAACCCAGGCCGCGAATCGATCATGCCGATGGACGCCTCGCGGATCTCCTCATCGATCTCATCGAACTCATCGCAGTACAGCCGCTGGACCTTGGGGCCGCGCACACGCTTCTGGCTGGCGGCGAGGATCTCGAACCGCCCGCCTCCGATGTGCGTCAACTGCCGCGAGATGATCCCGCTTAGCCGATCCTGCAGCAGCGACCCGCACCACTTGCCCCAGTACTCGTACAGGAACCGGGCCTGGTCCTCCGACCCCGACAATACGCGGCCCTGCAGGCCGTCCTCGAAGCGATATTCGAGCGCCGCGAGGATCGACGCGCCCAGCGTCTTGCCGCCGCTCCTGGACGCCCACGCCGCGAGGTCTTGCCCGGGGCAGAAGAAGGCGTCGGCCACAAAGCCGAAGGGCGAACTGTGCCCCGCGGTGTAGGTCTTCCACGGAAGCCGAACGCCCAGGCGCTGGGCGATGAAGAGCCAGAGGTCCTGGCGCGTCGCCGGCCGTTGCACAGCGCTATCCTACGAGGCTTTCTCCCCTTCTCCCCTTCTCTCCTCGCGTGCGCGGACAGTGGCCAGCAAGGGTAGAAACGAGAAGATGGGAAAGATTCCGCTTCCGTGTGAAGGTCAGAAGGTCAAGGGCGGTAGCGCTCATGCTGTGGGACCTTCTTCCTTGGCAGGCCCGCCCAGTTCCTTCAAGACCAGGGCCTTCGTCGCGTCGCTCAAACCCGCGAGGTCGGGGCCTCCGATCCTCTGCCCGGCGCTGGTCACATCGGTGACAACCACGTCCCGCTGGCCGAGGAGTTGCTTGCCCAGCCAGATCTGCATGGTGACATTGCCCTCGCAAGCCTTCTTCCACTGCTGGCGACGGAGGGACGCCTTCCCAGTCTCACGGCCCTTTTTGATGACATCCGCGAAACGACGTTCCAGGATGTCCACGCTGCAATCGCAGACGGCGGCGATCTCGTTCATGGTGCAGCCGATGTTAGCCAGCCGGCCAACAATCACCGGGTTTACGTCTTTCTTGGGCCTGGCCACGTCAGTGCTCGATTCCTTGGGATAACGATTCCGCAGATTCCTCGAACGTCGCCCCAACCTCCGTGTTCTCAAAGGCTTGGGCATGGCTGAATTACTCGGGATTCCCTTGGCACGGGGGCGATTCCGTGGCCTGATGTCCTTGTCCCGATGGGACAGCGACGCCGGCGCAAACCGGCAAAGGAGAACGACGATGTCCGAAGAGCGAAAGAGGGTCGAGGTCGGTCTGGTCTACAGCGGTCGAGTCGGAGGGGCATTCGTCCCCGTCCGTCTGGACGCCAACCTTGGCCACGGTCGTTACGAGGCAACCGTCCTACCGGGCGGAACGCCGGTGAAGATCTCTACGGACGCCATCAGGGGCGAGGGCAAGACCGAGGAGGATTGGAAGGCGTCTCGAACGCCCAAGATGAATGACCTCCCGCCTGTCCCCGAGTCGCCGCCGTCCACGCCCGACGCCAGGCGCAGCCGCAAGAAGGAACCCGGCGAGAAGAAGCCCAGTGGGCTCGATGCAGCGGCGCGTGTCCTGCGCGAGGAAGGCAAACCGATGAAGATCGGCGACGTCGTCAGGGTCGCCATTGAGAAGGGTTACTGGCAGAGCAGCGGCAAGACTCCCGAGGCCACGGTGTACGCGGCCATCATCCGGGAGATCGCCACCAAGGGCACGGACGCCCGCTTCACCAGGGCCGAGGTCACTACCACCACGGACGGCCAGACCAAGACGGAGCGAGCGTTCTTCGAGCTGACCGCGGCCGGCAAGGAAGCCGCATAGGCCCGTCGCTACGATCGGCCAGCACCCTTCGGCGCCCCGGTTCCATGAGCCGGGGCGTTCTTAGTCCTGGGGGCGAGCTTCGCCTTCCTGCCCGTGAAGTTCTCCCATCGCCGCACGATCACATCGCAGTACGGTCGGTCGATCTCCATCAACAGGGTCCGTCGGTCAGTCTGCTCTGCCGCGATCAGCGTGCTTCCGCTGCCGCCGAATAGGTCCAGGACGTTCTCGCCGGCGAGGCTGCTGTACTCAATCGCGCGGACGGCCAGCTCGACCGGCTTCTCGGTCAGGTGGACCATCGAGCCCGGGTTGACCTTCTTGATGCTCCAAACGTCCGTCGCGTTGTGCGGGCCAAAGTACTTGTGGCCGGCGCCCTCGCGCCACCCGTAGAAGCACCACTCGTGATTCCCCATGAAGTCCTTGCGCGTCAGGACGGGGTGCTCTTTGACCCAGATGACCATCTGCGAGAAGTACAGTTCGCACTCCCGCAGGGCGCTGGGATAGTTCCAGATGTTCGAGTAGCCGCCCCAGATGTAGAACGCGCGGCCCGGGGCCAGCACCCTCTGGATGTTGCCGAACCAGGCCCGCAGGAGCTTGGCGAACGCCTCGTCGGAGAGGAAGTCGTTCTCGAGCGGCCGGTCCTTGGGACGGAGCTTCTTGCTCGTAGCCTGGAG